GTCCCCCTCGTACCCACCCTGCGCCAGGAGTTGGGAACCTCCGGCCCCCTGGAGCCCCTTGAGCCAGCCGGGCATCTCGCCCTTGCCGGTGATAAAATCCCAGAGGTCAGCCAGCGCATCGATCAGGTCGCGCACGGTTTGGCGCACGGCCTCGATGCTCTCATTCGTCATGCCGAAAAACCGCATGATCCGCTCCAGCGCGGAATCCCCGCCGGAAACGAACGCCCACAGGTCGTCGAACGCCGCCCCCAGCGCCAGGGCGATGGCGATGAACGGGGCAAACGGCCCCATGGCGGCCAGAGCGGCCTTTCCCATGCCCCACAGGGCGGGGGTGAGCCTCATGGCTATGGCCGCGGCCAGTGTCGTGATGAGCACCAGCAGGGAGTCCTCGTTTTCCCGAACCCAGGTGGAGACCTTCCCGGCCTTCTCCGCCAGCCAGTCGAATGCAGGCCCCAGCCCCCGCAGAATGGCCCCGGAGACGGCATTGTAGATGTAGGTGACGCCCTGCCAGGCCTCGCGCATCCTGCGGGCATTTTCGGCGTCCCGCCTGGTGTAGAGCGCCTGCTCCTTGCCTACCTTGATATATTCCTCAATGGCCTTGCGGCCCTTGAGGATCAGGGGCGTGGTCTTTTCGTCGAAGCCGATCTGCTGGAGCCACGAGGTCGCCTGCTGGCGGTCCATCTTGCCCACGGTATCGGCCAGGCGCATGAGGCCTTCCTCCATGGAGACCGTGGCGCCCTTGGCGTCCTTGAAGCTGGTCTTGGTCTTCTCGGCGAAGTCCTTGAGCGGCCCGGCGTCGTTGACGTTCAGATCCGTCATCCAGTCGCCCAGATCCATGAACCGGTCGCGCACGTCCTCAGCTTCCAGCCCGGCCTGTTTGGCGGCATAGGCCCAGCCCTGCCACTCCTCCATGCTCATGCCCAGCATGTCGCTGGTCTTCTCGATCTCGGTCACGGCCTGCACATAGCCCGAGACCGTGGCCTGTATGGCCGCCAGGCCGCCCAGGGCAACGGCCACCTTGCCGAGCGTGCCCAGCAGACCGTCGAACCCGCGCTCCCCGCGCTCGGCGGCCTGCTGCATGGACTTCCCGGCTTCCCGGGCCTTGCCACCCAGGTCGTCGGCCTTGTCCGCGGCTTTGTCCATGCCCCTGGCGGCCTTGTCCGTGGCCTCCTTCGAGGTCGTGCCCAGCTTGTCCAGTTCTCCCTGGGCATCCTGGACACGCTCCCGGAATCCCAGGCTATCGAGCACGAGTTTGACGACGAGTTCACGGACGGTCATGGAATTTCTCCCATTGGGCGCGGTTATGGGCATCCACGCGGGCTATCTCGTACAGGTCCAGGGCATCGCCCAGGCTGTAATGGCATTGCATGTCCCGGAGCGACGCCATCCCGCGTGCTATGGGCACGGCTATGCAGGCCGGGAGGGCTTCGTAGTCCCGGAGGTCAGGCGGTCGGCGGCTGTTGTCAGGCGGGAGTACAGCCCACCGTCCCTGCCGAAAAAATCGAAACAAACCTCCAGCACACCGGCACGCAGGCGCAGCAGCGTGCTCATGTCCTGGATATGGGCGTCCACGTTGGCGGGATTGAGCTGCACCCGTGCGGCGGGTGTGGACGGATCAGGGACGTGGTACACGCAGCCCAGAAGCTCGTCGTAGAGCGGCTCCACCAGCTCCCAGCTGATGCCGCCAAGGCCCGAGGCCACGGCCTGGGCCAGGGCAACGGCGTTGCTGCCCCTGGCCTGCTCGGCGATGTCGGAGGGCAGGTTGCCGTTGAACAGGGCCAGCATGGCCCGGGCGGCCCACTTTTCCAGTT